GCTGGTATTCTAAATACTCTTGCTATCTCGTGAACAATTTGATCTCTTGCAGCTATTAATTCATTTCCTGCTGCGTCCGATATTGCTTTCCATTTTAGCCCACCGGTAAGAACTGCTGGTTTTCTATTCTTATTATGATTGTTTAACCAAGTTTCTTTTAATATATTTGCTTGTTCAGCTGTTAAATCTCTATCTGTTTCTAATACGGAACTTGGTGTACCACCCTGTCCATAAAATTGTGCAATATGTCTTTCCATAGCTAATGCAAGACCATAAGTATTTGCATTTGTACGAAGTGGACTTACGCCTACTAATTGACCGGGGTAAGAATACCAAATAAAATGTAGCATATTATTGCTTGTTATTTTTCTATCGTATGATCCTCTTGTTGTTTGTAACATATAAACTTTTTGTGTGTTTTGCATTTCTACTTTAACTTTTTCTGGGTGTATTGGTGTAAGCTGTATTGGTCTGCCCTGTCTATCTTTATCAACTAATATAAATGCGTTACCGTGCATAGCCATAGATGTAATTGTTTGATGTAATAAAGAAAACATTGATAAATCTAATGATACGTTTGGTTTTTCTAAAAATTTTGGTTTGTCGGTAAATATTGTTTTATGACCGTCATAACGTAATGTTTTTACTGGTAGTAATGCAATACTATCTGCGATTAAAGATATTGCACTATAAACAGTTGAAATACCAAGTGCCGACATTTCATTTACTTTTTCGCCTGTGTCATTAAACAGACCACCCTCACGAAGTGCTAATAAATCTACAAGATTGCCTAAAGAAGCGTCCCTGTTTTCTCTTTTGAATAAACTCATCTAACTGTTAAATAACTTCCTAATATCATAAATGCACCAGCGATTATAAACGCAAGTGATACATTAATTGTATATACACCATAAATTATAAGTCCTGCACCTATTACTTCAGCTAGTGTTGTTATATAGTTTTTCATCTATCCTTTCCTTTGCAATATTATAATATTGTTGATCTAACTCTATTCCAACAAAATCTCTATTTGTATTTACACAAGCAACTCCTGTGCTACCACTACCCATTGTAAAGTCTAAAACAATTTGATTTTCTTTTGTGTATGTTTTTATTAAGTATTCAAGCAATTCTGTTGGTTTTTGTGTTGGGTGCAATCCTTTATTAACAGAATTGTAATAGAGTATATTTTTAGGATAATTTTTATATTTACTTAAAAATAGGCCATTAGTTCTGCTTTTTCTTACACCAAGATAATTTGTTTTTATATCTTTTTTAACAACATTTGTTTTAATTAAATCTTGTGGATAATAAATACTTCTGTTTTTATTATTATTAGCAGTAGCACCATTAGAAAAAATAGAAATATTTTCACTATATTTAAGTGGTGCATTTTTACAATTTATAAAATTACCACACCTATTTTTAATCCATATCCAATCATATTTGTATTCTTTTAAATTACTTAATCTTAAATGACTACCAAATGGTTCTGTTCCAAATAATGCTATAGCTGTATTATCTTTTCTTATTCTTTTAAGTTGTTGCCACATTAAATTATTTGGTATTATTTTATCCCAATTAAGTCCTGAATTTCCATAAGGTAAATCAGTAAGTATAAAATCAATTGAGTTATCTGGTATGTCCTGCATAACTTCTAAGCAATCTCCATTGTATAATTTCATAAATTAATTATTGATACTTCTGGTTCATCATCTAGTGGATCAGGTGCAGTTATTCTATCAAGCATAATGACCATAGCTATTGCACCGTCAATCTTTCTTTTACTTCTACCCTTTGATAGACGCCAACCCATATCAGTAGTACGTTGTGCTGCACTCATTACTTGATCCGTAAAGGTTGGATCGCCATTGTGTCTTACTCTTGTGTTTGCAATTAAATCATAAGCGTTTCCACAAGCCGGTATCATACGTGAGTGCGTTTGTGGAAAGTTGACCATTGGAACGCCACGGTCTAATAATACTTGTGCTGAACGTTCAAAAAATGCTGGATCATACGCTACTTCTTTAACTTTGTAGTCTTTCATTAATGAAACAATAAATGCTTCTATTTCTTGGTAATCCATAAAGTTTTCATCATTTGGTAGCCATATCTTAGAAAGCATATTAATTATTTCATTGTCATCTTTCTGACCATACACTATTGCAACGCTGTCGTGTCGTAGTGCCATATCTACACCAACAAACGTATCTAGTCCCGGTTCTAGTTCTAATTGTTCATCTTGACACGCTAACCATTTTTCTATTTCTATCCAGCTTTCTTCTTCTGTTCTAGTCCATTGATTAAGGTGGTATCTTTGAAATTCGTTTATTGGTAATGACTTATGCCTACGTCTTAGATTTTCTACTGGCCACCAATCATTAGGTATTGCTGGATTAACTTTTTTCCAAACGTTTTCATCACTTGGGTTTTCATCTTCTGCTGCACCAATCCATTTAAAATAAAACTCTGGATCATCTTGCTTACCAGCTTCTTTTAATAATCCACGTTGATACATACGACCTGCCATACTATCTAAGTCGTGTCCAGCTGTTGTAATATTAAGAACTAAGCCGTCTTTACGTTTAGCTGTATTATTTGATAAAACATAATGTACACGTTCTAAGTTAATGTTATTCCACTCGTGTATCTCATCAGCAATAAAACAACTGTTTCTACCACCGTCTGCTGTACCAGCTTTTGCAGCAACTCTAAATGCCCTACCCGGTGCGTTTTTTACTTGTATTTCGTTTTCAAACGTTTCAACCATATCACGTAAAAATATACTTTCTTCGCACATAGTTTTCATAGTTCCAAACACTAGGTTTGCTTGTTCATAACTTGCAGCAGCAACTGCCACTAACGGACTTGTAACACCACTTCCTAAGAGTTCGTACAATCCAATTGCTGCTGCTAAAGCAGTTTTGCCGTTTCCTTTGGGCAAACCGACAAGAGCTTCCCTATATTTTCTTTCACCATTATCTTTGATTTCGTACATTTCATATATTATTGCTTGTTGCCATTGATCTAACTTAAATGGTTCACCAAAAAAATCACCCTCACCGTGTACGCAAAACTTTTCTATAAACTTTACAACTCTTGCACCTTTTGTTTCTGGTAAGCTAATCATTTTCTATATACTCCCAACAATCTTCACAATATTTTTTATCTTCATCATCACCAAAAATAAAATTAGTACATTTATGTTTTGGTTGTTTAAAAGTAATATATATTTTATCAAATACTTTTACTTCTTGTTTTTTAATAATATTTTTTATACTTAATGTTTTTGTCCACCAAAGTTTATCTAAAATTTTTATAGCTTCTTCTTCTGTATTAGCTTCGACTGTGTATATTGATACACTTGTATCTTTAAATTTATATATATTACTCATAATTTATTATTTTCTATAAGCCACCAAGATATAAAATTTATTAAAATTATAATTAATAAAATCCAATATATATTCATTTATTTTTTCTAAATTTTTTACTTGCACATTTATAGCAAATTTCATATTGATCATTTAAACATTGAAGCACAAATGCGTCTGTACCACTATGCACTATGTTTTCTTCTGTATTGCAATATTTACACATTATTCTTCTTCATCTACTTCTTCAAATTCTGTATCTATCCAACTAATGTGTACTTTTGAACCGTCTTTTAAATATACCCAATCATCTTTACCCATTATTCTTCTTCTAACATTTTTATACGGGGATCAACTAATTCTTTTTCTTCATCATCTTGTAAAAGCTGTTGAAGTTGACGAAAGCCCATAGCGTTTTCACTAAAGCTAATACCAAGTCTTTGACGACTAAGTGGTGTAAGTCCTAATTCTTGTTCAAGTTTTAATATTTTTTCTTCTAGTTTTAATGTAAGAATAATTAATGGGTTTACTACTGGTTGTCCTTTAGAACCTACATCAATAAGACCACTATTACCCATATTTTGGATTGTACGATTAGCACGTTCAACTTCGTCATAAAACTGAAATAATCTATAAAATGCTGGAAAGTCAACTTTTTGTGCTGTTTGTGCTAAATCGCTGTCCCAATACTCGTTCCAATACTTGCGTGTTTTAGTAAGCCACCTAGAAATAGGTTTTGGTGTGTCAAATTGTTTACCACCTTGTATTACACTCAATGAATTATCCCTATGTCCCTGTAACTTGTTTTTTTGTTTTGGTATGCGTCCACGTTTAGCCATAATATGCCTTTATTTATAATCTTACATAGATCATCTATGTAACAACATACTACTACATACAATTGCATAACAACGTAATGTAAAAACATAAAACGTAGTAAATTTAACTATATTTTGAGCAGAAAAAAAGTGTGC